CTTACAAGCAGATATTAAGAAGGCTGAGATGATGTCAGCTTCCTTCCTCCAGTGGTCAGCAGTAAGGTTCCACAACCCTGAAAGACCTGTAAACTTAGAGGATATCATAGTTAAACCATCCAGCAAGACTTCTCTGCAATACAATGATCTTACACAAGAGGGTGTTGAACAGGCACTGAAGTGGTCAGCAAACCCAGCAAACCATAAGCCTGAGTTCTTAAGTGATATTAAAGGTACTAATGATGCTGCTGAAGCTCTCAAAGGATCCACAGGTCTTCACTTTGAACCTGCTATAAGAAAGTTTAGAGAAGTGATCAAAGGGCACGAAGAACTAGAAGAGCAGGAAGGTGTTGCTGAGCCAGAGGATATAGACCCCAAAGTCATGTATAACTACCTAATGAGAAATCCTAAATATTCTTACGTCATAGGAACAGAAGGTAAGTTTGGTGAAAAACACAAAAAGACTACCAGGATGTTTTACATAGCGCCTGAAAGTTTGAAAACTATTATCCAAAGGGTTGAAAGATTTGTGAAACAAGTCTACAGAAAAGCTCCAGGAGTATCAATTGTCAAGTCTTATGCTGCTAGAAGGTCAGATCTAGAAGGATTCACTAGGTCTATGACAGAGGTTAGCGACATAGATAGATCTATTTTTGTTTCCTTTGATATGAGTGAGTTTTCTAAGAAATTTCCAATGTCACTGATTCGAAAGTTTGGAGAAATATTGCACGAATTAGCTGGTGACGAGCATGACTGGCTCAAAAGGCTGGATTTGGTCTTCAGAGCATCATTAGTCATCCACAATACTCGTGGATTTTTTGATCTTATCGGTGGAGTTAAAGGGGGTTTTGAGGGATTCTTAAATTTCACTTGGTCTATTATCCACTCAATTATCATGAGAATATCTCTAGAATCGACAGGAGTAAGTGGTAAACTTCTTACATTTTCAGATGATGGTCTTCTACAGTTTTATACATCAAGACAAGAGACTAAGGAAACTATAAGAAACAAAGTGAATTCTATAAAGGACACTTACTCCGCTTTGGGTTTAGAGTTCAAGGTGACAAAAACTATCGTTTCAGGGAAAGTTTGGGAATATCTAGGTGATGTGTGCTACCAATCAAAACTATTGCCCTGCTTCATTAAGGAGATGTGTTCTTTAGGCAAGAGAGAAATGAATAGAGGTCTTGAACTATTCTATGATAGGATTAAATCTATACAAGCTCAAGCTGCAGCTTTCTCTAATAGTGGTGGTTCACCTGTTTTATCATACATCCTCAAGCGATTTATGTGTTCAGTAGCAATTGAAGAACGATTTGGAGTCAAAAGTGAAAGGCTAATAGAGTGGTTGTTAATCACCCCAGCATCTGCTGGTGGGTTTAGAATAATGTCACCTGCAGAGTCTAGCCTATTAAGTGATGTATCACAGGATGCTGAGTATTTAGCGGACCTAGAACTATACAGAGTTTACTACTCTAACATAATGCCGCAGTTACTGTCCACTTATATTCATGGCTCTCAAGCATGTGCCAACCCAGTTAGAGCAATCATGGGTGCCTCAATCTTCCACCTTAAGGGGTTCTCTACAACTGGTGGTGGTATTGTAAGAGCAGCTATAGAGGAAATTAAGAAAAATCCTAAAGTTGAGCATTTGGTCTCAGATGATCCACTTGACGGTGAAATAGGCAAGAGACTAAACACTGTGCTGAGGTCGATGACTAATATTAACCCTTTAACAATCCGAAGATTAGTCCAATCTACACCTGCTTGGTCAGAGTATTCAGACACAACTGCTCTTCTCAAATCTAGTGGTGCCATCCGGTTAATAAAACGTGGTTCCTTAAAACGTCTCCAAAATGCTGATACTAAAAGGTGCAACAGATCTATTGAAATGTGGAATCTCAAATTGAACAAAGTAGATACAGGTCCTGTTAATATTATGGATATGTACAACCAAGTTTCTGAAAAAGCTTATATTGCTTTGTCTGTTATGCCACTTAAATTGTCTCCACGTTCAGTTATGATGGCAGTTCGAGAAAGCGGTTCTATAGTAGTTACATGTTCAGAATTGGCCTATAAGACTCAGGGATCTGCACCTTATGCTGAACCCAAGGTGAATTTCCCTCACGATGTTACCACAGGATCGTGGATGTTAGAGAGTAAAGGAGATCGAGGGACTCAAAATATTAGGAACTTCCTAATTGAATCTGCAAGAGCCGTCGCTTATTCGTTAGACACAGTCAACGTTGTTTCAGCTTTAGCTAGTTGTATGGGTTTTGACCTACCACCAGGCTTAGGAGGACACTATAGGGCTTCTCATCGGCCTTCAGTGTCCAGAACCACAGACTCGAAGGCTATTCTACCGAGGATATTTGATGCTTGGTCAAATGCTCGTTATACAGGGGAGTTAGCTGACGAGATAAACCAATTGGAAAGGGCTGACAGAACCTCTTACTTAGAAGCAGCTAGAGTTTTCACATGTCTAGTTTGGTGCACAATGAAAAGAGAAAAATTCTCTTCAGAAGGTGATCACTTTATACGTAACTTCAACATTGTTGAAATTAGTACTGAGAGAATATTTTCTACCCCAGTCCAAGAAATAAGTTTGGCTTATAAACCGGAGTGGAAAGTCAAGCCTCTACCGGAACTTCAGAAAAACGAATTCAAAAGTGCAGTGGGGGAATTCTATGCATTCGATAGAGACAAAGCCACTATGGAAGATATAACTAGAGGTGTCATGGACATGAGCCAAGGCCAGAGAGTTTGGTATTCAAGACTTGCTATCAAGTCACTAGAGAATTGGCTAGTGTCTAGAATAAGTAGGAGTAAGAATCTTATTCTATCTGACAGACCACCTCCTATTGTCCTGTTAGATCCGTTAACTGTAATCGGCAAAGCCATAATAGGAGCATCTTGGAGAATGCTTAATCC